CAGTCGATCGCGGGCCACACCGAGCCGCGCTACGGCCTTGCCGATTTCTCGTTTCCGCCGGGCGCCGTCATCGACGTGCAAACCGATCTTGCCCGCGCGTGGATTGCCGCGGACATCGCGCTGGCCGCCGATCGCAACGACAAGCTGACCATGCCGATCGAGGTCTACACGCTCAAGTCGAAGCCCTTGCAGCCGGAGCTTCCGGCAGAGGCGGAGGAATAGCGGCCCATGGCGCTGCTGACTCTTGTCCAGCCCGTCGAGGAGCCGGTCTCGCTCGCGTGGATGAAGAACTATCTGCGTCTCGACCCGGGCTTCACGACCGACGATGCGCTGATCGGCTCTCTCGTCACCGCCGGGCGCGAGTGGGCGGAGAACTTCTGTGAGCGGGCCTTTGTCTTTCAGACGAAGCGCCTGCTCATGGACTTCTTCCCCGGCTACGTCGACTTCAAGCTGGCCGGGCAGCGCGTCAGTTCGCCGTTTGTCTCCGGCGCGAACGCCATCCTCGTCGGCATTCGCTATGCCGTCGCGCTCCCGTGGCCGCAGGCGCGCTCGATCGAGCTGTTTCAGTATCTCGACCAGAACGGCAGCCAGCAGGAGATGGCCGAGAACGTCGATTACATTCAGGATCTCGACTCGCAGCCCGCGCGCCTGATGCCGCTGTTCGGCGCGATGTGGCCCGTTGCGCGGGTTGTGGCGAACGCCGTCCAGGTGGATTACGTGACGGGCTATTGGGGCCAAATCCCGGTGACGACAACGGCGAACTCGGCCGTGCTGGGATCGAGCTTCACGTTTCTGCCGCGCGACGTCGGCGCTTTGATTTGTATTCCGAAAGCGGTGGGCTCCGATCTGAAGACGACCATTGCATCCGTCGACAGCAACGGCGTGGCGACACTGGCGCAGGCGCCGACCGCGGCGGTCAATACGACGACGAATTTCGGGGTGATGCCGCAGTCGGTTTTGAATGCGATCACGCTGCTCGTCTCGCACTGGTATGAGAACCGCGACCCGGACGAGGACGACATCCCCTTCGCGGTGAAGGCGCTCCTGTATCCGTATCGGGATCTGAGGCTATAGGGATGCCGCGGCCGAACCAGGGCGCTTCCGCGCGCCTTCTCGCCATCGATTCCGGCGAGCTGCGGCATCCGCTCGCGATTGCGGCGCCGTCGTCGACGCCCGGTCCGTACGGCGCCTCGGTGACGCCCGACAGCTGGACGCCGGTGCGGATGACGATGGCGGCCATCTACACCGCCGGCGGCAAGGAGACCTCGCAGGCGGATCAGCTGGTTTCGGAATGCTCGCACGTTGTCAAAGTGCGCTGGACGCCGGACGTGCTCAAGGCCGGCTATCGAATCGTGTTCGGAGCGAGGACGTTCACCGTGCTCTACATCGAGAACGTGCTCGAGCGCAACCGCGTGCTGCTGCTCTATTGCAAGGAAGTTGACGGGGCGCAGTAGATGGACATCGACAAGGGCATCACCGCGCTGCTGGCCGGCGATGGCGGCGTTCAGGCCAACCTGAAATCGGGCGTCGCCTCCATCTTCGACGGCGTCCTGCCCGAGGACGAGACGGCGTATCCGTGCCTTGCGTATCAGTTCGTGGGAGGCAGCAATGATCCCGGCTTGACCTCGGCGGGGCCGCGGCGATCGCGGTTGCAGATCGATTGCTGGGGCCTGACGAAGGCGCAGGCGATCCCGCTGGCCAACGCCGTCGCGCATCTGCTCGACGGCTACAGCGGCGTTCTCAGCGACGGCACGACGGTGATGAGCTGCTGGATCATCAATCCGCCCGGCGTCGATTTCTTCAGCGGCGACTCGCGCTTTCGTCGCCGCATGCTCGAGTTCTACGTGCTGCACAACTTCACCCCCTAAAAGGAGACAACCGTGACCTACACCTCGACCCTGGCCAAAGCCGGCATTGGGACAACCTTATCGATCGGCGCGACGCCCACGCTGATCGGAGAGCTCGACAACATTCCGGCCGATCTCCCTGAATGGGCAACGGCGGACGCCACCAACTTCGAGTCCAGCGCTGAAGAATTTATTACGACGCTGCAGAAGTCGCAGGAGTTCAGCGTCGCCGGAAACTGCGTTCCCAGCGATGCGGGGCAAACGGCAGTCCTGGCGGCGTACGCGACCGGTGCTTTGGCTTCGTTCACGCTGCAATTGCCGAAGCTGGGCGCTCAGACGACGGCCGGGAATAAGTACGTCTTCAACGCGCTCGTGCTGGGCTGCTCTTTCAAGCTGACGCCAACCGGCAAGGTGGATTTCAGCATCAAGCTGAAGACCTCGGGCGGCTGGACGCCGACCGTTGGCAGTTAGTTTCTCCCGGTGAGGTAGTGCAGCAAACGCCAGGGGCGGCGGGAGTATACTGCCGCCCCATGGATGCATGGCTTTGGCTGGGCCTTGGCGCGGCAATCGTCATTGGCTTCGCCGGTTACTTAAATTCGCTCGCAGTCGGGTCTAACCTGCCCCGGCCGGAGGAAGAACCGGAGCCCCGCGACAGTTACGATCCGCAATGGCGGCACGAAGCGCGAGAGGTTATTGAAGAACGCCGCGAGCGCGTTCAGCGGGGTCTCGAAGCAGGACTCGGAACGATCACGGTCAACGCGGAGATGCCGCTGCCTTCCTGGATGTGGGGAGAGAGGAAGCTCCGATATGACGAAGCGACCGATGAGGCGGTCCATCCTGGAATCTGGCATATCCGGCTGTCCGGCGCGACCCATGAAACGCGGGTCGGAAATGTCGTGCGAAAGTCAATCTACAAGGAGTTGAAACCCGGGGAGATGCTTGAGCTCAGGCGCGAGCCGGAAAACGAATACGACTTCAATTGCGTTTCGGTCTGGTATCAGCCGGACGTCGGACCGGCGCTGGACGTGGGCTATCTTCCCAAAGCGTGGTCCGGCCATTTCGCTGCGCTGATGGATCGTCGCGCGAAGCTCAGCGCGGTTGTGCATGAGGTGGTTCGGCAGGGTAGCCACGGAGAACTCCTCTTTCTGGTGGCCGAGGTTCGGCTTGAGGGCGAGCCTGAACTGAAGCGACGGCCAAAGAGGGAGACGATTTCGAGGAAACTGAAAGGGAGGACGGGGTGATGAGTACGAAGAAGTCACGCGGCATCGCAGTCGGATCCAGCGATCCGACGCAGCCGCTGGTTGAGCTGAAACTAGGAAACGATACGATGCACCTGGTGTTTGATCTCGACGCCATTGCCGAGGCTGAGGATCTGACTGATCGCTCCCTGCTTACCGGGATGCAGCCGCGCGACGTGACGCGGCCGACGATCTCGCTGGTGCGCGCGCTGTTGTATGCCGGCCTGCGGCGGCATCAGCCGCAGATCGGCTTCGAGGATGTGAAGGAGATCGTCACCCGCAAAACTCTCTACCCGATATGGGAAAAGGTCCTCGAGGCCTACACGTTCTTTTGCGCGGAAGCGGACGAGGGAGAGGAGGCAACTCCGGCGGACCCTACCGGGGAGCCGAGCCCAGCCGGGAGCGGCTCTGGCGCGACCTCTGGTCGTACGCCCGCATCGACCTCGGCCTGAGGGAAGCAGAATTCTGGCGCCTCTCGATGCGCAACCTGGTTGCGCTGACGCGGCGGTGGCAGGCGCGGCGGGAGCGCCGGGAGTACTTCATCGGCCTTCTCTGCGCGGTGACGGCGAACTATTCGATGCGCGCGCCGAAGGAGGCGCTGAAGCCGGAAGATTTCGTTCCATCGCGGAGAAAGGCGCGCGATGCGGGGGGAGCGGGGACGCAGATGAACGAACGGAGGCGCCAGGAAGTGGCGAAGGGGTGGGAAGCCCTCATGAGCCACGGTTTTGCCGGGTGTACGAGGGTCGAAACAGGGGACGAGGGTTAAAACGATGGGCAGTTTCACCGTGCATATCGAAGGCCTGCGGGAGCTGGATGCGAAGCTCGCCGAGCTCGGGGGAGCGAAGGGAAAGCAGATCGTCAACAAGGCGCTGCGCGCCGGCGGCCTTGTGTTTGTTGACGCGATCCAGGAGCGGGCGCCGGAACGTCCGGATCTGCCCAGTGGCACGGCGCTGCCGCCGGGAGCGCTGGCGGCGGACATCGGAGAGCGGATCGGCCGCGACGAGGAGGGCTTCGCTGCGGCGATCATCGGGCCGCAGGACGCGACGGCGCATGTCGCCCGCTGGGTTGAGTACGGCCATCGATTGGTGAAGGGTGGCTATAGTAAGAGCGTCTATCGCCGCGGAGTGTTTGTCGGGTACCGTGGCCCGGGGCGCGCAGTGGATAACGTGCCGGCGCATCCGTTCATCCGCCCGGCCTTTGAAGCGGCGACGCAGGAAGCGATCGACAAGTTCGTGGCTACCACGAAAGAGGGAGTTGAAGCCGCGGCAAAAGAGTGATAACCTGGCGAGCCAGGAGGGGGAAGATGATCGGCTCCACGATCTCGGGATTGCAGCAAATGCTGGAAGAAGGGCGCCAGCGAAGGATCGAGCAGCTTCGCTCGCGCGGGTGGGATGCTGTCCGCATTCAGGCGCAGCTGGAGAAGGATGACGCGGACGCGCAGAAATGGGGAGCGTCGCCGCGAACCTACCCGGAACTGGATTTGCCGGCGCATTCTGAGCAGCGTTCCGGCGTTGGATTCTGGAAGGTCGTAGGTGCGGTGCTGGTGGGGAACATCGTAACGGGGCTGTTGGCTCTTTTGGTGTATGCCCTGTTGAGGTCGATGTAAGGGCAGGGCGAAGCTGCCGACGATCAAGCCGCCTTCCGGGGCGGCTTTCTTATTTGAGGGGAACTGATGGCGAACGCTGGCGAAGTTAAAATCATTCTCGCGGCTGATGCGGCGACCTATACCGCGGCGCTGCAGAAGGCGCGCGCCCAGCTCAACCAGCTTTCCGGCGATGCTGCGAAGGCGAGTGCAGCTGGCCAGCAAATGGGGCGCGAACTCGCCGCCGCGGGGCACGGAACGGTCGCGCCGTGGATGGCCAGCTCCGCCGCCCTGCGCCTCATGGAAGGCAACATCACGAACAACATTCGCGCGGCGGAGCGCTTCGTCGCGATGTCGCCGATCATTTCCGCCGCGACTCGAGCGATGTTCCCCGTGATCGGCGCGATCGCTTTGGGCGCAGTCTTCGCGCGGTTGGTCGAGCGAGTCGTCACCTATCAGAAGACGATGCGGGAGGCGGCCGATAAGGCACAGGAAGCGTGGCGCGGCTGGCAGGCACCCCTCACGGCCACGAACAGCGAACTGCAGGTGTCGAAGGATCACCTGCAGGATGTGATCGCGAAGCTGGAAGGCAAGCCTTCGCGCAACGGCATCGTGGAGGCAGTCGACGATGCGATCGTCGAGCTCGGCAAGCTCGGCGACAAGCTCGACGAGGAAATGGGGAAGCTGCGCGGCGTCCTGAAGGATACAAAGGTCGGCTGGTTCGATCAGTATCTGGGCGGTCAGGCTGGCACTGCCGATCTGCAGCAGCGCGCGAGAACGCTCCAGCTACAACTGGAAAAAGTTGAGAATGAGGGTCAGGACCGACTCGGGGCGATGCGCGGGACGAAAGGCGTGACGCCGGCCGAGATCGATGCCGTGAGGAAACAATACGAGGCGCGGTATCAGTCGCTGATCACGACGGAAGCGTCCTCGATGCGCAGCGACATTGCCTACGGACAGGGGCTCGCGACGGCGCCGGCGAAACAGCGGTCCTGGACCGACCAATATGGCGTCCCGCATCCGATCGGCGAGACGCAGTTCTCAAGTCACGAAAAGCGCGCGGAATCGGAAACGGATTACCTGACCTCGCTGAATTCGCTGAGCCGTTATGGATCGCTTTTTTCCGACACGCAGGCGCTGCAGCGCCAGGAGCCCGCCGCGAAAAGCGGCGCGGAAGCGCGGAAACAGGCCCAGGAGGAGACGAAGCGCGCGCAGGAGCAGCTGATCTCCATGTTGAAGGAGAACGCCGAGCAGATGGCGGAATACGCACGCACGCCGGGCATGATCGCTCCGAATCCGATGGTGGGGATGAATGGCAAGCCGGCGATCGCCGTGCCGCCGATGTTGCCGATGAAGGAGGAAGACCTCTCCGGATCCTCCGAGTTCCGCGAGAGCCAGCAGGCGCAGGCGCGTTCGCTCAACGAGTCGCTGCAGGCGCTCAATCGGAGCATCGAGGCGCGCCAGAAGGAGGCGGCATCGATCGCGGAGAGCGCCATCAAGCTGCAGGTGGCGACGGGCCAGATGTCGCGCTACGAGGCGGCGCAGGCAATGGCCGCCCTGCACACGCAGGACTACGTCAAAGCGATGCAGGATCTGGATCGGGCCCAGCGGGCCATAGACGATCGTCCCGACCTGACCTCGATCGAGCGGCAGGCCCAGCTGGGGACGATCGCCAACCAGCGCGCGGCGGTTGCCGGGGACTACAGCAGCACGCACGACGCGGACGTCGCCGCGATCGGCGCCACGACCTCGCTGGGTGCGCTGCGCGAGGCGACGGATCGCATGACGCAGGCCTTCACGGATCTGCCCGCGCACCTGGTGGAGCTGGTAAGCAGCGCAATCAGCGGCTTCAATGAGGCGTTCTCCAGTGCGGTGATGGCGCATGCGGATAGTGGTCAGGAATACCGCCGCAATATGACGAATGCACTGGGCGGCCAGTTCCGCTCGCTCGGCGCAAAGGGCCTTGATTCCGCGTTGCAGATGGGCGAGGGCGGCCTGATGTCGAAGCTCGGCTTTGGCAAGTCGAAGCCGACCGGGACGCAGTCCGATCCGCTTTTTGTAAGGTTGATCGCAGCAGCGGGCGCCGCCGGCGGAACTCTCGACAGCACGGGAGCTGGGTCGCTGCTGCTGAGCGCGCTGGGCGCATCGGGTCCCGCGGGCACCACGGGCAGCAGCAAGGGCAGCTTCCTCTCCACGGTGCTGCCGGCGCTGACGCAAATGATTCCGCACCGCGCCTCGGGCGGTCCGCTTTCCTCGAACACGCCGGCGCTGGTCGGCGAGAATGGGCCCGAGCTGTTCATGTCGAGCCGGGCCGGTCACATCGTGCCCAACAGTGCGCTGGGCGGCGCGCTCTCGAAAGTGCTGCCGGCGCTGACGCATATGATTCCCGGCTTTGCCTCCGGAGGCCCGATTCCCTCGAACATGCCGGCGATCGTCGGCGAGAACGGGCCGGAGCTGTTCATGCCGGCGAGCTCCGGGCGCATTGTGCCGAACGGAGACTTCGGAGGCGGCGCCGGCGGTGGAGACACGCACGTCCATGTGGACGCGCGCGGCGCGCACGATCCAACCGCGACCGAAGCCGCCGTGCATCGCGCCATGAAGTCGTACCTGCCGCACCTGGACGCGCGCACGATCGCCACGGTGCGGGCCTACAACAAGGCGCGGCCGGGAACGGCGCGACTGTGAGGCTTTTCGTCGTTGGACGAGCACTTTACGTTCACTGCGCCAAACAGGGCGCGCGAAACACAACAACAGCTCCGCTCACCGCGGGGCTGTTCTTTTGGGGGAGATCTCCGATGAAACGCTGGATTCCGGGCGCGCTCGCCGCGCTGCTGCTGCTGCCGTGTGCCTTCGCGCAGACGGGCTACGTGACGATGACGGCGGCCAATCTGATCGACCAGAGCGGCGGCGGAGCCACGATCACGAATGCGACGGCGACGTTCTGTCTCGTGAATGCCGGCGGCACGCCGATCGGCGTGCATATCGGTTCGAGCTCCGGCGGCCAGGCCGCGCCGCGCTGCTTGAGTGTCCCGGTCAGCAGCGGTGTGCTGACGGGGACGCTCGTCGATACGAACCTCAGCAATCCGCAGAATCCCTGCTATCAACTCACGGTCACCGACAACACCAGCGGCGACCTGGTACTGGGCGGCCCGGGATCCGGGTACAGTTGCCTGCAGCCGCAATGGACGGAAAGCTCGCCGATGAGCTGCGTCGCCGGTGTCTGCAGTCTCGACAGCTATACGCCCACGGGGACGCCGGGGCTGATGCAAGCGGTCGGGGCCGCCGGGCCGGCTGGGCCGCAAGGCCTGTCTGGTTCTGTGTCAGCCACGGGCGCGGCCAACACGCTTCAACGCGGCAACGGCGCGGGTGGCCTGAGCACCACCCCGGCGGCGGCCACGGCGGACGATAACGGCAAGATCACCAGCGGGGTCAGCCTGGTGACGCCTCTGGGCTGGATGGACGCCACCAACGCGCCGGGATATGCCTCCGGTTCGGCTTACACGACGACGACATCCGGTACCACTGCGGCGGGGACAGCGGTCACGGTGGCCGCGTGCGGAGACTTTGCAGTCGCGACCGCAGGCGTGCGCTATGGGCACGAAGGCGTTTTAATCGCGGGCGCGGGAGTGAGCGGTGCGGACTACCTTGGCACCGTGACGACCTGCTCCGGTACATCCATGGTGGTGACACCAGCCACATCGACCTCTGTGTCCAGCGGGGCCTTAGTAGAGCATGACGATGGCGCAGCACTGCAAGCACTCGTCACCAATGCGGGGGGTGTCCCCATCTCGCTGCCCACCGGCACCTATCGGGTCAACGGGCAGCCCCAGGCGGCTGCCGTAACGGGCTCGGGTGCTATCACCAGCGGTTCGACCACGGCGGCCTTCAACACAAACCTTGCTGCCGCCCAAGATTACTGGGATGGCGGAACGATCACCTTTACTTCGGGGGTGCTCTCGGGCCAGACCTTCTGGATCGTACAGTATGGAATCACGGCTCAACAGATTCTTCCACTGTATGCCGCAGCCTCCGCGCCGTCCACGGGAGACACGTTTACCATAGCCACACCGCGCTCTGTAGTCGTTTTCCCCGGCACAGGCCTAACCACCGGCAACTCCCTGCCGCTGGACCTGGAAGGCACGCCCGCCACCGTCTGGGGTGTACAGGGAAACGGGGGGACCACCATTATGCGTGATCGGCCCTTCAGCACACCTGGATCAGTGCTTGGGGGATGGGCCGCGCCCAACTATCTGACCCTTCCTCTGCTCAATACAATCCTGTCTCTCAATAACCTGTCGTTCCAGTCTACGGCGACAAATCCGGCGTTCGAGTTCGTCCACGGATACAACGTCGCCAACATGAAAACCAGTAATCTAACGTTCGGAAACAACTTAAACGTGAACCTGCCCGGGTCTCAACCCACCAGCCAGGCGGGTATCGGGATGTCACTGCCCATGAACCTGGCCGATGCAATGGCCATCGCCAAAAACGTGACCGTACAGGAGTTTTATACAGGGCTGATCGCGTCAGAACACACATCCGGTGATGACATCACATGCGACAGCGTGGTGAACTGTATTGCCCTGGCGGGCAACTCCGGCCACGGGATGAACTTTGGCCGCGTGGATGTCCAATGGGCTACCTCCGCGTTTTACGCCGCACCGGGGGCGCACGTTAGCATCAATGTGGAGTTACTCACGGGTGAGATAACACCCAACATTTGGTCCGGGTCCTGCGCAAGTTCGGGCGAGATTAAAGCGCTCGCAAATAGCACGTCCGCACTCAACACCACACCGCTGTGTCCGAGCTTGCACATCGTATTTATGGCTAACCATGGCTGGTTCAATGTCTTCAGCACAAGTCAGACGCTGGATTGGAAGTACAACCTGTGGGAGTTCACCGGAACCGGGACGTATCAGACGCTCACGCTGCCCACGGGAATGGCTGGACAAGGTCCGTTTTTTATCACCAACACAGGCACGGCAATGCTGGAATTGTCGGGCGTAGGTTCGGGCACGCCTTCTCAAATTCAACCCGGAAACAGCATCACGTTATACACGGATCAAAACGGGGTATGGCGTGGAGAGGTACCGCAGGTTAGCTCGCTGGCGTTGCGGCAGACGGCATTCACCAGCAGCACGACGTTGACCGCGAATTACGGTATCTGGACCTTCACCGGCAGCGCTGCGGCAACACTGACTCTCCCCTCCCCCACTTCCGCCATGGGTAGCGCAGGCCCTTACTGGGTTTTCAACGATTCCAATTACCCGCTAACAATCTCAGGGGGTACCTGGAACGTTCCCACTGTGCTCTACCGGGGGCAGACGACGGAAGTCTACGTGAATAGCAATAACTGGTGGGCATTGAACTTGTGGGAGTACATCGACGCGGGCACGCCTTACACGGTTTCGACGCTGCCGACCTGCAACAACGCGGCGAGAGATCGCAAATTGTCCGTCACAGACGCGACTACGCCGACCTTCCTGGGAACTCTGACGGGCGGCGGCAGCACGTACACGCCGGTGGTCTGCAACGGGTCCGCCTGGGTGGCTTACTAACTTCCCATGCAGACCATCACCATCAACGGCACCAGCTACTCGCTGGTGACGATGCCAGCGTCGCCGGGCCCCGCCGACATCGAGATCGGCTGGAACGATCTCGTCACCCTCATGGCGTCGCCCTACACGCTGCAGCAGCAGGTGCTGCAGTGGCCGGGCGCCGACTGGTGGGACGCGAAGATCACCCTGCCGCCGATGGCAACGGCCACAGCGGCGCCATGGGAGGCTTTCCTCGCCGAGCTGCGTGGCCCGCTCAACGTCTTCCAGCTCGCCGATCCGCGCCACCTGAAGCCGCTGGGATCCTCCCTCGGAGTGCCGAAGATCGACAGCGGCACGTATGCGGCGACGACGTCGACCATCGGCACGACCGGCTGGCATGCGAACCAGGTGCGGGCGCTGGTGCCCGGGGACCGTTTCCAGCTCGGCTACCGGCTGCACATGGTGGTGGACGCGCCGGTGAACGCCGACGGTTCCGGCAACGCCACGATCTCGATCTGGCCTTCGCTGCGCGAGGCGCCGAGTGCCGGCGAAGCGCTGATCCTGAAGTGTCCGAAGGGACTGTTTCGCCTGCCGCAGGGACGCCGCTCGCTGCAGGCTTCGCCGCGCCGGCTGACCACGCTCGGCTTTGCGGCGTTGGAAGTGAGGTAAGATGCCCCGCGATCTCGATGCAACCCTGGCCGCCGACATGGCGGGGCCCAGCTTTGCTCCGGTCGTGCTGGCGCAGTTCGGCTTCCGCTCGCAGACCATCGGCGCATGGAGCGGCCCGGGCCCGCTGACGTGGAACGGGATGACCTTTCTGGGCATCGGCACGCTGGGCAAAATCGGCCCGATCGGCTCCGGCACGGCCGAGGTGATGGAGAACGCGGCCTACGTCGAGATGTCCGGGATCGACGAGACGATGCTGGGCGAAGCACTGACGGACTGCCAGCCCAATGGCCGGGTGAAGATCTGGATGGGCTCGTGGCAGAATGGCGCGCTGCACGGCACGCCGTATCTGCTGTGGCAGGGCACCATGGGGCAGCCGCAGGCGGTTCCCGATCCGGGTAAGTTCACCCTCCGGCTGGGGCTGCAAACGAAGATGGCGCAGCTCTCGCGCCCCACCTGCCGGCGCTATACGGCAGCGGATCAGCGGCTCTACTACCCCGACGACTCGGCCTTCAACTGCGTCGAAATCCTCAACGACATTGCTCTGATCTGGGGCCAGGCGACCTAAACAAGATGACCTCTCCCGTTGTTGCGACCGCGCATGCAGCCAGCGCGGCGAAGAAGCTGGTGCGCGCCGAGCACTGGGCAACGCGCGCGTACCACACTTTTCTGGTCGAGCGCGCGCGGCAGCCGTTTGCCTGGGGCACGAACGACTGCGCCACCTTTGCCGCCGACGGTATCCTCGCGCTCACCGGCGTCGACATCGCCGCCGACTTCCGCGGAAAGTACACTGACGAGCCCTCGGCGCTGTCTGCGATCCGCGCGATCGCCGGCGGGGCGACGATTGCGGACGCGGCGGCATGGTGCGCGGCGAAGTTTGGGCTGCCGGAGTGGAAGTATCCGCTGCTGGCGCAGCGCGGCGACCTGGTCGTGTTCACAGCGCCTGCGGAGGAGGGACAGCCGCAGCTGCAGTCCGGGCTCATCCACCTGACGGGCGCGCACGTCGTGGCGCCGGGCGCGAAGGGCTGGCACCTGATGCTGATCGGCAAACACGCGCAAATCGTAAGGAGCTGGCATGCCTAAGGCTCTGGCAGGCGCCTCCATGCTCGGCGCGGACGCGGCCCTGTGGGGGATCGCGACCGTGATGTCCGGGGGCTTCGCCGCGGCCATGGCGCCCTTCGTGAACGCGCTGGTTACGCCGCTGCTCGCCGGCGGCGTCAGCATGGAGGCGGGCGCGATCGCGCAGGCGCTGACGCAGCAGCGCGGCATGAACATCACCACGCGGCAGCCGGCGCAGTACCGCCAGATCGTGTACGGCACGCAGCGCGTGGGCGGCGTGATCGTCTACCAGTCGACCACCGGCGGCAAGCATGACCAGTTCAACATGGTCATCGTTCTGGCGACGCATGTGATCGAGGCCATCGAGAACCTCTATCTGGACGGCCGTCAGGTGTTCTGGAACTCCGGCACCGGCAACACCACGCGGAACGGCTACAACTTCGGCGGATCCGCGGCGACCGGCGGCGGCATCGACGGCGACGGCACCTACATCGGGCCCAACGGACAGCACTACAACTTCGGGACGCTGGTCTACTGCGAGGCGCGCTTCGGCGACCAGGCGCAGGACGATGTGATTGGCGCCCTGACGGCCAACGACCCCGCCTGGGCCACCGGCGCGGCGGGCTCGCCCTGGCTGGGCGGGTGCGCCTATGTCTACCTGAAGGTCGAATACGACGCGGCGATGTTCCCGCAGTTTCCTGAGATTCGGTTCACGCTGCACGGCAAGAACGACATCTACGATCCGCGCACCGGGCTCTCCGGCTACAGCAGCAACGCCGCCCTCATCGTCAACGACATCCTGAGCGGGCCCACCTGGGGCCTGGGTGATACGACGGTCAACCAGGCGCAGCTGATCGCCGCGGCCAACGTCTGCGACGAGACGCTCGCCTGCGCCCCGACGACGGCGTATCCGGCGGGATCGCTGACCGAGGCGCGCTATGCGGCGGCATGGCACTACGACACCTCGACGCCGCCGGGCGAGGCGATCAAGGTTTTTCTGCAGGCGATGGACGGCCGCCTGTCGCGCACCGGCGGCGAGTGGTTCCTCTGGCCGGCGTACTATCAGGGTCCGACAGCGACCCTCGATGAGAACATCCTGCTGGCGCCCCCGGAATGGCTGCCTTATCGCGAGCCGGACAAGCTGATCAACCGGGTCAACGGCACGTACATCGCGCCGAACTACCCGTACAACATCGCCGGAGACCTCTACGACGCCAATGGCTGGTATGACGGCTCGATCCAGAACAACTTCCCCTTCGCTTTTCAGCCGACGAATTTCCCGCAATACGCGGCGGATTATCTGCACGGCTACGCCAGCGACGACTACCTGAATCAGGACTCGGGAGCTGTCAGCAGCTGGAGCTCGACGGCGGCCTACGCGGTGGGCGATGTGGTGCTCTACGGCACCGGGACCTCGCAGATCTATCGCGCGATCGCCGCGAGCACCAACGTCGCGCCCTTCTCCGCCGCCGTGATCTGGAACCCGCTCACCGCCTATACCACGGGCGCGCAGGTGAGCTGCAACGGCACGCTCTACACGGCGCTGGCCGCGAGCACGGGAGCCGCGCCGGGGACCTCGCCCAGCGACTGGCAGCCCGCGCCATGGATTCCCTACAGCAACCAGCTGCCGCTCGAGCTGGAGCTCAAGGCGGTGCTCTCCGTCTCCCAGGCGCAGCGGCTGGCCAAGATCGAGTTGCTGCGCAACCGCTGGCAGGGCACGGGCTCGCTGAAGATGAAGATCGCGGGCTACGCGCTGCAGGCGATGGACACCTTCACGCAAAACTTTACGCCGTTCGGCTGGACGGGCAAGCTGCTCGAGGTGGCCGGCGAGCCGCAGTGGGCCCTAGAGGGCGGCGAGGTTGACAACGACGGCAAAGTGCAGTCGCCGCCGCAGCTGACGGTGACGGTGCCTGTGGCGGAGACCGATACCACGGTGTACGAATGGTCGATCAGCGAGGAACTCACCGTCTACGACGTGCCCACCACGGTGAATCAGGCGCCTTACATCCCTGCGGCGCCAACGGCCATGTCCTGCACCTCGGGCGCGTCGACCGCCGTGCAGGGCGCGGACGGCGTGGTGATCCCGCGGGTGCTGGTGGAGTGGACCGATCCGCTGGACGTGTACGTCACCCAGATTCAGGTGCAGTACCGGCTGAACGGGACGACGCAGTGGATCCAGTCGCAGAACGTCGCCGTGGGGCTGGGGCAGGCCTACGTGACCGGCGTGGTGTCGGGGCTGGCTTATGACTTCCAGATCCGCTCGCTGCGCGCCAACGGCGCGACATCGGCCTGGACGCAGCAGCTGAATTACACGGTGAGCCTGTCGCTTTCCGTCTCCAGCACCAGCGGGCAGCCGGTCGCGCCCGCGGGCACGCTGGTGGCGCAGGCGCTTTCCGGTGGCGGCGCGCAGATTTTAGTCGCGGCCTTCAGCTGGACTCCCGCCGGCACGACGCTTTATTTCACGCCCAGCCCTTCCACGATCACCGGGCTGGCGCAGGGCCAGACGTACTACGTGTACTTCGTCGATCCGAGCTTCGCCGGCGGCACGATCGTGCCGATCGCCACGCAGAATGTAGCCGACTTCCAGAACAAGATCGGCTATCTGCTCATCGGAACGATCATGACGCCGACCTACACGCCGCTCTATCGGCCGACGAGCTTCAGCGATGTCGGCGGCCAGACGAGCCTGAGCCCGGCATACGCTTACGACGGCAACATCTTGACCTCGGCGCTGGTTTCCGGAAACTGGAGCTATTTCTTCTCCACGATGGAAACCTATCTCGGTGACTGCATCTGGAGCGGTTTCCCGGCCATCGCGCTGGCCGCCGCGGCGAACCTGAACGTGACGCTGCAGCCGCTGGGTCCGGGCGGGTCGAGCGGGACTACCGGCACCATCACCGTGATCGCGCATGTGGGCGGAACGTCGACGACGCTGGGCACCTTCACGGGCGCTGCCGCGACGCAGACGCTGCAGCTGAGCCTGCCCTCGGGAACGAATCTGGGCACGGTGAGCCTTGAAGTGCAGGCGCAGTCGACGAATGCATCGCCGCCGGCGAACGGAACCGGCAATGAAGCGGTCTACGTGTACGAGATCTGGGTGCAGTAAAGGGTGCACAGCGGTTACGTGCAGGAGATTCCGAAGCCGTCGCGCGATCTGACGGCAATCGAGTTATGGGGTGAGGAGGAACGTATGCAGACGAACCTGAAAGCGGTGCTGATTGCGCCGGAGACCATCGAACAGTGGCTGACCGAGGGGAGCCGGCGGGCCTTCAAGGTGACCACCGGGCTGCCCGCCGGCGCCGCGCTGATGCGGATCGACCGCTGGGACGGCCGAACCTTTCGCGCAATTTTCCATCACCCGTCGTTTCCGCTCGCCGATCCGTTCGGCGAGATCGAGCTGCTCGATGTGCGGCTGCAGGATCTGTCGCTGGCCGCGAGCAGCTGAGGCAGCATGACGCTGGCCGAAGCGCAGGCGCGCGTCTGCAGCTACGAGCGCTTCCTCCTGAAGGCGATCGAGGCGGCCGACATGAAGGAGCAGCGCTGGTGGGCATCGCGGCTGCTGGCGGCCGAAGGGGAACGGGCGCGGATTCTGTGCTGCCGCAACGAGCATCCGGACCGTCCGCGCGGTGTGCATCGAACCGGCGCGTACAAGCAAAAGGCGCCGGAGCCGTGGTCCTGGACGACGGTCCGAGACTGAAGTTTTTCAGAAGCGAAGGGGAGGGCGCAGAGCTGGTCTGGTTTGGGAGACGGAGCCGGTGGTCATCCGCCTTTACTAACCGTTTTGGCAGGGGCTCTCATTTTCAGAGAGGAAGGGAGGTCGCGGAACAATTCGCCAGAGCTAGCGGAATGCGGGAGGCGCGCCGTGCGCGCTCCCGCTTCTGCTTTATTTCAGCTTCTCTTTCTCGGCCAGCGTGCGCAGCGCGCGGCGCAGCACTTCGGCGCGGCTCAGGAGGCCGGTTTTCTTCTGCAGCCGGGCCAGCAGCGCGAGATCCTCGGCGGTGAAGCGGACCGGGAAGGCCGGGTCGCGTCCTTTTTTCGCGGGCATGGGCACCAGTGTAACGCATCTAACGCCAGTGTGGTATATACAGGGTACATACCCGTGCTAGAGTCCGTCTCAGTCTCGCAGGCAGCCGGCATAACGTTACGCGCGCTTCTCGGCAGGAAGGTTCTCGGCCTCCGCTGTGCGTACACCGGCATACGCGGGAGGGGCGTGTCAATGGTACCGAAGTCAATTGCGGGCACGCGCCGTACCGTGGATGATGCGGAGGTTCCCAAAACAGAACCATCGCACACGTCAGGACATCGCGAATGCCCTGCCTGCGAGAGGACCCGGGCCATGCACTCTGTACCGCTGACGCCGCAGATGAGCTTTCCCGCGGCTTTCGACCTTTGGATCTCCCGTCGCATCATCGAAAAAGCCGGCGTGTGGTCAAACGCCCGCTACATCTCCCGCCGCACCGAGCAGGACCTGCGCCAGTACGCTCGCGCCGCCGCGCGCTTCTTTGGAGCGCTGCGGCTGGAAGAGATTCATGCCGGGCACCTGCGCGAGTATCAGCGCGCCCGCGCGGTGTGCGATCGCGAGGCCGGCGACTGGGAGCAGGCCGCAGGCGCGAACCTGATCCGCAAAGAAGTGGGCACGGTGCTGCGCGTGATGCGCGCCGCCGGCGCCTGGAACGAGCAACTGGAGGAGGCGTACGAGCCGCTGCAGCCGGTGGAGAACGACGTGCCGCGCGCCATGACGCCGGAAGAACAGCACCGCTTTCTGCATCTGGCCGGCAGCCGCGAGGAGTGGCGCGTGGTCTACTGCTACGCGCTGGTCGCGCTGCAGACCACGGCGTCGACGAACGAGCTGCGCGCGCTGCGGCTGGGCGACATCTTCCTGACGCAGGGCACGATCATGGTGCGGTCCGAGGGCGCGAAGAATAAGTTCCGCGTGCGCACGATTCCGCTGCAGACGCCGGAAGTGGTGTGGGCGCTGGACTGGCTGATCGGGCGCGCGCGGGCGCTGGCCGAGCATGCGCGGGAGAAAGGCGACTTCGCCGGCGATCCCGGTCCGCACTGCTTTTTGTTTCCGTTTCATCTGTGCCATGACCGCTACGATCCGCTGCGGTCGATGACGGTGTGGGGATTGCGCAAGCCGTGGTACGAGCTCCGCGGCGCGGCGGGGCTGGACTGGCTGCGACCCTACGATCTGCGCCACACCGCGATCACGCGGATGGCGGAGGCGGGCGTGCCGATCCATGTGATCATGAGCTTCGCCGGGCATATGAGCGCGAAGATGCAGCTGCACTACACCAGCATCAGCATGGCGTCGAAGCGGGAGTGGGCGCAGAGGGCGTTTGAGATGCCGACGTGGGAGCAGACCGCGCAGGCGCTGAAGAAACCGAGCGTGAGCGTGGGGATCGAGCGGCGCAGAGCGGGTGCGGGCTAA